ACTCTACTTTTTTACAGCCTTATCTAGACTTTTCGGAAAAAGATGGAAGGGTTCATACACATATTAACCAATTGCGATCTGAAACAGGGGGTACTGTCAGCGGCAGATTGTCAGCAAACTCTCCTAATTTACAACAAGTGCCTGTACGTCATAAAAGGATAGGTCCTTTGGTGCGAAGTTTATTTTTGCCCGAAGAAGGAGAACAATGGGCCGCTTGTGATTTTTCTAGTCAAGAGCCTCGTTTACTTGTTCACTATGCTCATTTGTTAGGTTTAGATGGAGCAGAGACAATGAAACGTGCCTATGATGAAAACCCAGGCACAGACTTTCATCAAATGGTAGCAAATATGGCTTTTATAGAAAGAAAGCCGGCCAAAGTGATCGGTCTTGGACTTTGCTATGGAATGGGGAAAAATAAATTAGCTAATGAATTAAACATGGAAGTTGAAGATGCTTCTGAACTAATTAACCTTTTTCACGAAAAAGTACCTTTTTTAAAAGGAACAATAGAGTCGGTAATGAGAAGAATTGATCTTCCCAGAACAAAAGGTGAAATTAGAACCCTTCTAGGTAGAAAATGCCGTTTTAATCTTTGGGAGCCGACAAAGTGGGGAGTACACAAAGCATTGCCTTACGAACAAGCAATCGTGGATTACGGACCACGGATTAAACGTGCATATACTTACAAGGGTTTGAATCGTTTGATACAAGGATCTGCCGCAGATCAAACTAAAGCGGCTATGATTGCTTTGCACAAGGCCGGTTTTACGTTGCTTTTACAAATCCATGATGAAATTGCTTTGTCAGTTAAAAGTAAAAAAGAGGCTGAAGAAGCCGCAGACATTATGTGTAAGGCGGTAAAGCTAGAAATACCTTCAAAAGTTGATATTGATACTGGACAAAGTTGGGGGGATTCTCTATGATGTATCTAAAGAGAGTTTCTTTGCGGTCATTCTCTTTTGAAGTCTCCGTGTTTAACTTGTTTAGGTGTTTTTCCGCACCTAAACAAGTTTTTTTTGATACAAAAAGAAAGAAGATATGAAAAAAAATATATCACCATCAAAACGCAAAAAACGTTGGATTACCGTTGCTGTGCGAGAAGAAACAGATGCAAAGCTAAATGAGCTTTCTAAGTTTCACGATAAGCCCAAGGGTGAGCTGGTAAAAAAACTAGTAGATGAGGCTTTTGATGAAGCTCTTAAAACAGTCAACACAATTAATTGAGTTAGAAACAGAAGTAGCTTATGTTGTTTTGCCGGAAACTGAAGGGTTTCCAGAGCAAATTGACATTAAAGCTGTTTTTGTTTATCCAAAAGTAAAAAAAGCTCGAAAAAGAGATGTTTTAAATTTATTAACTGAATCTCAACTAATTAATTTAGAAGATGCTATTTTTGAAGAAAAAAAAGAATTATGAAAAATATTTTAACTTACGAGTTTGGATTAACTAAAAAAGTAAAACTTGTCGTTGGTGTCTCTAGCTCTTATCCTGAAGTAACTTATTTAGTTAAGAAAACAGTTGACGATCAAACCTCAAACTATTATTTTAAAAAATGCAAAGCTATGTTTGAGTATGTAAAAAAAGTAGAGGATGACTACAAAAAAAATTAATAAGGATATGGTAAATAGCCCGGAACACTATACAGGGGGTGGCATAGAAACCATAGACTTTATAGAAGCAAAGCTTACAGGATATGGCTTTAAGTCTTATTTGTTAGGCAACATAATTAAATATTTAAGTAGAGCAGGCAGCAAGGGAAATAAACTAGAGGATTTAAAAAAAGCACAGTGGTATTTAAATAGGTTAATAGAAAGGGAAGAAAAGTGACACACATCTTATCATTTATGTTTGGAGCATTATTAATTCTTTGTTTTATTGAAGTTAATACAAAACAACTTAGAGATCATTTTCAATTTGCTTACCAACTTGGTCGTGATGATGGAGAGAACCTAGCCCGGTTTCAATATCAGCTAACGGACGAACAAAGGAGGTATGAGTGTGAACGGCTTCACTGGGAAACGCTTGACGGTATGCCCCGTTAATGAAGAAACTAACTTATCTTTCTGTTTGCTCTGGGATAGAGGCGGCTACTGTGGCTTGGAGTAAACTAGGGTGGAAGCCTTTAGGTTTTTCTGAGATAGATAAGTTTGCATCTGCTGTTCTGCAGCACCATTACCCAAACGTGCCTAATTTAGGTGACATGACCAATTACAAGGAGTGGCACATCAATGAATCAGTTGACGTTATTATTGGGGGAACACCCTGTCAATCTTTCTCAATCGCAGGACTTCGAGGTGGCTTGGAAGATTCTAGAGGAAACCTTACCCTCACGTTTGTTAAAATTCTCGAACACTTTAAGCCAAAATGGTTTATCTGGGAAAACGTGCCAGGAGTATTTTCCTCAAATAACGGAAGAGACTTTCACTCGTTCACAGAAGGTCTTCAAGCAATCGGGTATGGCATTGGATGGAGAGTACTTGATGCTCAATACTTCGGACTCGCCCAAAGACGTAAAAGAGTCTTTGTTGTTGGAAATAATTCAGGAAACCTCTCAAGTATCGCAGACGTATTATTTGAGCGAGAGAGCCTGTTTAGGAATCTTGAGGAGAGCAGACAAAAGAGGAAAGGTTCTACCAAAAAAACTGGAAAACGTTCTACTACAGATGACAAATGGCCTGCGAAAATAAGTAATACACTTGAGGCTAGATACTTTAAGGATGGGGGTATAGATAATCAGCATATTAACGCTAATTGTCCTAAATTTGTTCCAGTGGTATATGAAGCTCATGCCCAAGATGCGAGGTACAGGGAACAAGATATAGCTCCTACCACTCAAGCTCGACCTTCTAATATGACTAATACACCTTTGGTTTATGAGAATCATCCTAGTGACTCAAGGGTTAAAGATATGGGAGATGTTTGCCAAACTGTAACCGCAAAATGGGGAATGGGTTCTTTAACTAATGCTATGGGTTCAGGTGGAGGACATATACCATTAGTAGCCCCTAAGTCTGTAATCAGAAGACTGACACCTGTAGAGTGTGAAAGATTACAAGGTTTTCCTGATAACTATACTCAGATACCTTGGAGAGGAAAAGAAAATAAAGACTGCCCAAACGGGCCTAGATATAAAGCACTAGGCAATAGCATGGCTGTGCCTGTTATTCGATGGTTAGGCGAGAGAATAGGCACAGTTAATGGTTAAAAACCAAAGCACCCCTTCAATTACCAGACTTTTTTGTAAAAAATGCAATCAATTTAAAGAGGTTTTGCAAAACTCAAGTCGTGTTAATAATGAATGGGTTTGTGCAAGCTGCACAATAAAAAAACGTGTAACTACTCATTGCGGAGGAAGAGGTTAAAAATGGATAAGTGGTGTCAAAGCTGTCAGCAATACAAAAAACCGGAGGTTGGTAAATTTATTGTTCGAGGACGAATTAAGCGATTTCAATGTAACAGTTGTATTAATAAACTCTCAAAGTCTTATTTAAAGAGGAGTGCTTAATGACTAAAGTTGTTTCAATGGATGGCTTGGAAAAAGCAATTATTGGTCGCTCTTGCATTTGGGATTCCTCTGGTCGGCAAGAAGATTGCCTTGTGTATTCTGGCGAAAAGATTGTTGCTATACTGATAGCAAGAGACAACATGAATCCCGAAGAGGCTTTAGAATTTATAGATAATGAAATTCAAGGGGGTTTTATTGTGGGAGAACAAGCCCCGATTGTTATGTGGTCACAATTTATGGACGATTTAGAGCGGGACTACAATGTTTATGGAACAGAAAAACCCGAAAAAAAAGAAAGGAAAAAACGTGCCAAAAAAACCTCTATTAAAAAGCAATCTGTATAAATTTTTGTTGGATAGTTATGGCAAAGGTTTCACCAGTTTGGAAGTATCTCAAGCATTGAAATGGGATTTAAGTGTGGTTAAAAACACCTTGTGTTGTTTGGTTGTGGAGGGGTCTGTTCTTAAAAAAGAAGAAACCAATAATAATGGTTCACGGGTTTTTAAGTATTATGCACGGCCCACGGACAAAGTAAATTCTTCAGGAAAAGGTAATAAGATAGATTTTTTATCCATTAAAGGTCCTTCCGTTGTTTGTTTTAATGAGGAAGACAGAGATAACACAAGAACTTATCGTTTAGAGGATCACAGAAGATATAATGAATCTTATAAATATTAAAAAAATTCAATTAGCTTATTTAAAATTAATTCAAAAAAATAAGTAATCTCAAAAAACACAAAAGGAGCCTTCATGGACATCTATAGTCAATTTATCTCTAAATCCCGCTATGCCAGGTATCTTCCAGAAGATAAACAAAGAGAGGATTGGAAGGACACGGTAAACCGCTACATGGACTTTATGAAAAATCATTTAGAAACCAACACTGGCTATACAATGGAGCCCCATGTAAAAACCAAAGTACAAAAGGCTATTGAAAACCTAGAAGTGATGCCGTCTATGAGGGCTATTATGACAAGCGGTAAGGCACTAGCCAGAGATAATGTTGCGGGTTATAACTGCTCTTACCTTCCAATAGATGATCCAAAGTCGTTCGATGAGGCGATGTATATTTTACTTTGTGGCACAGGAGTAGGTTTTTCTGTTGAGCAAAAATACATTGAAAAGCTACCTGAAGTCCCAGAGAAGCTCTTTGAGTCTGAAACTACTATTGTAGTATCTGACAGTAAAGAGGGTTGGGCAAAGGGCTATAGGCAACTTTTAGCTCTTTTATGGTCAGGAGAAGTGCCAAAGTATGATTTAAGAAAGATCCGCCCAGCTGGTGCAAGGTTAAAAACCTTTGGTGGTAGAGCATCGGGCCCAGAACCATTAAAACAACTGTTTGAATTTAGTATTTATAAGTTCAAGCAAAACTTAGGCAAGAAATTGTCCTCTTTGGATTGTCACGATTTAATGTGCAAGATTGGAGAAGTGGTTGTAGTGGGTGGGGTAAGAAGAAGTGCGATGATTTCTTTATCGGAACTTGAGGATGATAAGATGCGATCTTGTAAATCTGGAGCATGGTGGAATGGCAACGGGCATAGAGCTTTAGCTAATAATTCTGCCGTGTATGAGCAAAAACCGGACGTTGGACAGTTTTTGAAAGAGTGGACAAGTTTATATGAAAGCAAATCTGGTGAGCGTGGAATATTTAGTCGGGATGCTTCAAAAAGACAGGTGGCTAAAAACGAGAGGAGGGAAATAAACCACGATTGGGGAACCAATCCTTGCTCAGAAATTTTGCTTAGACCCTATGAGTTTTGCAATCTCTCAGAGGTGGTGGTCAGAAGTGATGACACATTAGAGACACTAAAGGAAAAGGTAGAGATAGCTACCATATTAGGCACCTGGCAATCAACCTTGACTCACTTTCCGTATTTAAGAAAAATCTGGCAAAAAAATACAGAAGAAGAACGATTATTGGGAGTATCCTTAACAGGAATATTAGATAACCAGTGGATGGGGGAGGTGTGTGATGACACTAAGCAAAAGTTGGAACAACTCAGAGATCATTCAATCGGTGTTAACAAAACTTGGGCAAAGCTGCTTGGGGTTAATCAGTCTGTCGCTATCACTTGTGTTAAGCCTAGTGGTACTGTTAGTCAGCTTGTTGACTCTGCCAGTGGTATTCATACTAGGCATAGCCCTTACTACATTCGTAGGGTTCGAGGCGATAAAAAAGACCCTCTTACAGCCTTTTTAAAAGAATCTGGAATACCGACTGAAGACTGTGTTATGAAACCAGAGACAACGTCCGTGTTTTCTTTTCCAATAAAATCTCCTGATGGAGCGAGAATTAGGGAAGACTTAACTGCAATTGATCACTTGGATCTGTGGCTCATGTATCAAAAGCATTGGTGCGAACATAAGCCTTCGGTAACGATTAGCGTGAAAGAATCAGAATGGCTATCGGTTGGTGCCTGGGTCTGGAATAACTTTGATGATATATCCGGTATTAGCTTTTTACCGCACGATGGTGGAACTTACCGACAAGCTCCATACGAGGAGTGTAGTAAAGAAGAGTATGAAGAAATGTTAGCTAAAATGCCTAAAGAAATTAACTGGGCTAGTCTAATTGAAGAAGAGGATAATGTTAAAGGTGTCCAAGAATTAGCTTGTTCTAGTGGTAGTTGTGAGATAACTTAAATTATAAGAAAGGTAAGAAAATGAAATTAAATGAAATGTTTGAGGCACTTGAAAACGCTCCTTTAGATTCTCAAATTGTAGGGGCGGTAATGATATTTACTAATGAGATTGATAATACAAATAGAACTTTTGAAAAAAAACTGGTTCTCCAAACGCTTTTTACCGAATTAATACTGGGTCTTGGTAGAGAAAAATATAAAGAATTAAGAAACTCTGAAATTAAACCAGAGGATTTACAATCTATTAAAGATTTATTAGACAAAATTAAAAAAGGAAAAGAATTATGAAGAAATTTCCTAAAGATAAACACAATAAGTGGATATTAGCTTGTAGCTCTGGTAGTTGTGAGATATCGTGAAAATGGATCTTATGATATGGGCTGAAACAACTATTGAGGTTTCTCATACAGTTAGTTATCCGATTACAAAATATGGAGGAAAGGGGGGCTATGATATGCATGGTCACTCTTATTGGATTAAAGGTTTCATACGTTCTTATCTTCCACAACCTACTACAGAAACAAAGAAAAGAGTGGATCCTCCCTCTGTTGAAAAATTAAGCATCGATATGAAACGTATCGCTAAAAAAATTGATCATAAGTGTTTAAATATGACGGTTCGTTGTGGAACTATGGAGGGGTTAGCAAAATATTTTTTTGATGAGCTGAAAAAAAGAAAATACATTCCCTTAAAAATTCAAATAGAAAGAAAATCAATGGGAGTAGGGTTAGAATATACAAATGTATCAGATTAAAGAAATTTTTTATACTCTACAAGGTGAGGGCATAAACGTTGGCAAAGCCGCAGTTTTTTGCAGATTTGCTGGTTGTAATTTGTGGAATGGTAAGGAGGAAGATAGAGAAGTTGCGGATTGTAATTTTTGTGATACAGATTTTTTAGGTGGAACTAAATATACAAGGGAAGTTTTAGTGCAAGAATGCAACTCCCTTTATAAAGCTTTAAATGCTGGCAAACAAAAAGAAAAACTTGTGGTTTTAACTGGAGGAGAACCCATGCTGCAAGTCAACAAAGAACTAATAGATATGTTTCATAATTTTTCTTTTAAGGTTTGTTTAGAAACCAATGGCACTATTGAGGTTTGTCCGGGGGTTGATTGGATTTGTGTAAGCCCAAAGGCAGAAACAGATTTAATTCAAAAATCAGGCGATGAATTAAAGCTTGTGTACCCGCAAAAAGTCAATCCAAGAATTTACGAAGATTTACAATTTAAACACTTTCTTTTACAACCTAAAGATAACAATAATCTACAAGAAAATGCTCAACTTTGTATAAATTATTGTTTGGACAACCCTAAGTGGCGGTTATCGACACAAACACATAAATCATGGGGACTGCGATGATACATTATCATGGAACACCCATTACTCCTCGAAAGTATTTGTTAGAAATGTCTGGTAAAAATTTTTGCGTAAGTTTTGCTGACCCCAGAGATATTGAAATAGTTATAAAAAGGGGCCAATCGGTTATGATGGATAACGGTGCTTTTAGCTCTTACACTAGAAATTTAGAATTTAAACCAGAAAAGTTTTGTAATTGGGTTGAAAAATATTTAGCTCATCCTCACTGGGCAGTTATACCAGACAAAATTGGAGGGACAGTTGAAGAACAAAGAAAAATGTTAAAAAATTGGGTTTTTCCAAAAGAATTATCAGCTCCTGTTTTTCATTTACATTTGAATTTAGATTGGTTACTAGAATTAGCCGATAATTTTCCTAAAATATGTTTAGGAAGTTCAAATGATTATTGGAAAGTAGGTAATGAGGGATGGGTCAGAAGAATGGATGCTATATTTGAGTGTTTATTAAAAAAGAGAAAGCATTTACCCTGGATTCATGGAATGAGAATGTTAGGACAAACAGAGGGTAGGTATCCTTTAGCCAGTGCTGATTCTACAAATGTTGCAAGAAATTCTAAGGAAGTAACCACAAGAAATAAACCTTTTGTACACCCTGAGTTATTAGCATCTAAAATAGACGTTAAACAAACTCCCGTGCATTATATCCCAAACCCGCAAAAATCTTTTTGGTAATCAAACAATATATGGCTAAAAAAACTAAATACAAAAAAGAGTATGGCATAGCCTCCGAGCTAGGGTTTGAGGGTACTCTTATGAAATTACGGGAAGTAGAAGAGTTGGATAACTTAATAGATCCCTCTCATCCTAATTTTGGAGATATGAAAACCTATACGTTAAGCGTGAATAACGGTCAATCCACACTGTATCTGTTTGGCCCTTTACTTAGAAAAGGGGATAGAGTGGATCAAAACTCTTTAGAGGTAGGGGACGATATGCCAGTGGAAGAAGTAATAGCTGTTTTAAATGAAATAGCTGATATAAAAAAGAAAAATGAAGCCGATTGGATGGGGCTCGATGCGTGGATCACGGTTCAATAGCTCAAGATGTCCCTCTTTGAGCAGATAGCTATTGGGGTAATAATAGCTATCTGCCTGTTTCTCTGGGGATGTATCTTTGCTTTGGTTCTGGTTTAAAAAATTTAATT